ACAAAAGAAACTAGAATGCCATTCTTTTAAATACCAGCACGGCGTAGTCGTTGATCCATAGAACGGATAGTACTACGCAAATCATCAACTTCATCAGGAGCAGCACTACTACCTGCGCTACTTCCGCCACCGCCCCATTGTTGACTATCAGATGAACCACTGTAATCTGAACTATTACCAGGTTTATAGCTTTGACCTCGATATCCTGCTCTTAATCCACCACCAATAGCACCTACTGTTTGCGCTACACCGCCAGCTGCTCTTGCTGCTAGATTTCCAACACCACCTACTACATCGCCGACTCCAGTGGCCGCATTGCCAATGCCTCTTCCGATACTACCTAACGCACCTGCTGCTTGAGAACCAAATCTCCTAGCTCTTGCTAAGTTAGAAGGTTGATTACCAGTTGTAGTCGCTGGAGCATTGCTAGGAGCAGGTGTGGCTGTAAGATTAACAGGAGTAGGTGATGGAGGAGACTGCGGAGTTGTAGCTACTGGTGTAGCTGTAGGCGCTGCTTGTGGTGTCGTTGCCGATACTCCCTTAGGAGTAGTTCTCGTACGATTCCTTTGCCTTCTTTCTACAACAGCAGAATCACTTAACAGATGTTCAATCTTCATAATATTTCCTTAAAGGATATTTCATTTTATTTATAATATAAAAGTGAACTACGTTCACTTGCTTCATCGCTAACGCTCGAAGCATTTTTTTCTTTCGAAGAAAGATATAATATTATTCAGATCGTTCAGTCACACTTTGCCCTGCCCGGGCAAAGAAACATTATTCGAGTCGAACATATGTCACTTAGTGTTACTGCATTACAGTGGCGGTTGGCCTGTACCACGAGCAGCGTCTTTATCCAGCGGCGGCTTATGTATATACACTAACATATACATAAACGTAGGGGGTCTCTATCCCTTCATTTTGCCTATATATTCCTTTTCAAACAACTAAATCGCAGGTCTTGATAGCGATCTTCATCCTTTCGGGTAGTAGTTGAGTACTCTTATCGGCAAGAGATTTCCCTCCCTGTGATCCAAAATCCAGGTTTCCGGGCACCAGAAATTAGCAGGTGCGAGCCTTGTGACCGATTAACTGAGCCTAAATTTTATTTTTTATGTGAGAGCCATGGACACGGACAGAGATTTGTCCGTTATAATATTCGTTCGATTCTAATACTTTGCGGTCGAATTGTTCGCGGGCCTCAATGTACGATGTTTCTGCTTTGCTTTTACAGTAGTGTAATATTTCTCTTGTGAAATTTTCTTTGCCTAATGACTCAACGTCTTTGTTGAGTTCTAAGTTTGAGCCATAATATTCTCGCCAGTCGCTATCTATTTTGCTTCTGATTTTCTTTTTCTTCTTCTTGCCGTTCTTCAACGTTACCGTCTTGCAGGTCGTTTTACTAAACTTTGCTAATTTTTTACCAATGTAGAGTCTACCCGAGGTATTACATGAGATAAGATAAACAAATCCCACGCAATCTTCGGGTAGTTCTTCAACTATAGAACCTTTATGGTACCAAGTCATTGATTATTTTGCTGCTTTAGCTTCCTTGCGAGCATTCTTCTCAGCAGTGATTTCGTTGCGGCGGACTTTGACAGCCTTAGACAACTCACCTAATGCCTTGCGAGCACGGGTGCCGGCAGCAGCGTTGCCTGCTGTAAACTTGGCATCTTCTGCTAGGAATGCTTCTAATTGATCTTTAATCGCTTGTGTTGTTGACATTATTATTTTTTCCTTTTTGTCTATGAGTTTGGTAATGGTCTTTATACAATTCCATTTTGGCTCTCCCCACATTTTGTAATTCTTTGGCCATTTCACCGCTTAATGTTTTTAATACTTTCAATGCTTTACGTAGTGCTACTCTGCTAGATCTAGATTGTTTTCCAAGTATACATTGAACATAAGCATTATGATACCCAACTAATGCGTTTAAATATTCAGAGTGCAGTTCTTGATATCTCTTAACAAGCATTTAGCATTAGGCCTCTACGTAGTCTGACGAATTTGAATAACTGGTAAAACCGTTTTCTTTGATCACTCGAAGTACATTGTTTACCCTGCCTACTAGTTCGTCTTTGTGACTGATCAAATATATATTCTTGTTGCGCTCTCTGCCCATTTTTTTCAACACAGCTAACCCTGCTTCGACTCCTGCTGAGTCCATTCCTGAATCAATCAGCTCGTCTACGAATAGTAAATTGATATGTTGATATAAATTCTCCCAGACATCTCGGAAAGCAAAGCTCAATGCCAATATAAGCCTGTTGCGTTCTCCGCGACTTAGATTATCAAAGTCGAGATCTTGTCCCAGCTGAGTGATCAATACTGAAAGGTCATTCTGGAACACTACTGTGTGGGGAAGTCCTAATCGATCGATATAGTATCCTAGTCGCTTGTTTAAGAAGCTCAAGTTCTGATCGATGATCTTCTTACGAATAAAACTATCTTTGTTTGTTAACAGTTTAAGCAAGAATTCTTGATGTTCTCTCAATTTAGTTAACGTATTGATGGTATCCCATGAGATTTCCTGTATAGCGGTCTTCTTTAGTTCAGCTATTTGTTCTTCGTAAGGATTATGTTCGGCTATTTTTGTTTCTAAACTAATAGCTAGACTATCTAAATTATTTTTATGTCCTAATGCTTCTGCCTCTGTCTCATAGAACGTTTGCGGACGTTCCGGCATGTCCCCGTTTCCTAATTCATCTACAATCTTTAATAAATCTTGAGATACTTTGTCGAAGTATTTCATCGCCTCGCCTAAATTTTGAACAGCTGAGTTGGTCATCTCTTCGTGTTTATGATCGTGAAGTTCTTGTTCACAGGCGTGACAGATTTTATTTCCTAAACTTGCCAACTCTTTTTCATATTTTTTAACAGTTCGTTCAGCTTGTCCTAAAGCAGATTCTAGAGTTGCCTTTTGTTTGTTTAAATTTTGAACTTGGGTCCTATAATCGAGCCATACTCTTAGCTGAGCGTGTGCCTCTATTTCGCCTTCAATATCCACGCTTTCGAGAGATATAATAGCCTTGCTGAGCTTTTCTATATCATCATACTTCTTATTATCCCACGCAGAGCTCTTGATGCCCAGACTGTTGATGCTCTTCTGTACATTCTCGTTAGCGGACTTCACTCCGTCGATGCGATATGTTTCTGCTTGTATCCGATCTTTAGTTTCTTTGACTATTGCTTTTAACGATTCTGCTTTCTCGCTCAGTAGGGTTATGCCCAATAACTGTTCGATAATTTCACGTTGGTCCGCCGCTTTCATCGAAAGAAATGGCTCGGTATAGGTGTTTAAAGCGACAATATGCTTGAACATAGTATGACTCATATCAAGTAATTGCTCAATATGTTTCTGTGTTTCTCTACTGTCTCCTTGTGCTTCGTCAGTATCTGTACTCTTTTGTTCCTGATCTCCTACGAAGAATTTAAGCACGTTGGGTTTACGTCCGCGTTCGATCTTGTAATCAACACCGTCCCTGTTAAACTCTACGGTCACTAACATGTTTTTGCCGTTAGTGGCATTGATTAAGTTTTCTTTTCGTATATTTGTTAGAGCTTGTCCGTACAAAGCATAGCTCAAAGCATTGATAATAGTAGTTTTACCTGTTCCGTTGCGTGATCCACTATCATCGCCGCCGAGGTCTAAGTTAGCACCAAGTACAAGCGTAAGCTGTTCTTGGTCAAAGTCTACTGCTTGAGTTTGATTGCCTACGCTAAGAAAATTCTTCACAGTTATATTACGGATCTTAAACATGATTGTATTGTCTCATTAAATTATCTTTCCACGGCAGCATTCTAAGATTAGAAACTTGTGCTGCTTCTTGTGGGGTTAGTCCTTTTTCAAAACACTCTTTGATAGGAACAATATGGTCTAACTGCCATCCATTTTCAACACCGCATAATGTTCTAGGATAACCGTTAGGATTAATTAGGTAAGTATTTTCTTCATATACTTTTTGGCTTAATCCGTGTACTTGTCTTGCATATCTTTTATATTCTGGAGTTGCCGGGTTTCTTACTTTTCTAGATCCAACACCCTTTGCTGCAACATTTGCTGTTTTTTGTTGACAAGAATGAGAACAGTATTTTTTAGTTCTAGACGGAACAACAACAAACGTATTAGAACAATCTTTGCCTATACATGTACGAGTTTCTTTTCGTGCTTTTTTAAGATTTGTCTTACCTGTTTTAGCACCTCTCAATGCTTTAACTCCTAGCCTACTACGTTCTCTATAAATTTCGTAAGGTTGTACATTAAGTAGTATACTTAATTCTCTTGCACTGTAATTAATATTGCTTATCAATGTTATTTCTTCATCATTAAATGTTTTAGTCATGGTACACTCCTAGTGAAGTATTTACCATGTAACAGTTATGTTCTTAATTTTAAATGTCATAAGTTCTGGTATATTTCAAGTAAGATTTTCTTATCAATGGTATCTGAGTCAATATTAACTAGTTGGTCTGTCACGATTTGATCAACACTTTCAAATCTAGCATCGGGGCTGTCTTCTATTGAATTTTCTATGTTATTCTTTTCTTGGATGAGACTGATCTCTCTAATGTCATGTTCGGCGATAAAGGTTTCTTTAAGGAAGTTAGCTTCTTCATAACTGATATCAATGTCTAGCTGTACTCTGAGATACATTTTGCTCTTCATGATATCGTCTTTGTTATCTATAAGTTTACTGAGTGTAAGCGTTCTATACTTGGGAGCATCGGGCCATGCTTTAAACTCGGGCTCTCCACCCCACTCTAACATCATCATGCCTCGATCGTCGTCCCATGTATCGGCGAAATTATGCGGAAATGCGTTGCCTATATAAACGATCTTGTCTCGACGTTGACGTTTATGGAAGTGTCCGCTGAATACAAACTCTTGATGTTGGAAGTGATTGGCCTGTAACTCGCCATGGTCGGGCATCTGTACCATAGCATTCATATAGAACAAGGGTAATTCAAAGTGCCCAAACATATAACGGCTCTTAGTTTGACTAATATTCTTCCACTCATCTCCTACTAGCCAAGGTACAAGTGTGACATCACCCCGGGTTGTAACACTATCTATGATAGTAACGCCTGGAATGTGCCGACCAAAGGCACTCGAGTGTATGTCACGCTTGTCTTTGTAGAACAGATCGTGATTTCCAGGAAACCAGTAGAACTGTTCAAAGGCGGCTCCAAGTTTTTCTAAGCATCGTAAGCTGGTATCTAACGTAATTAAGTTGATACTATTACGATTATGATGCCAATCACCTAGGCATATACAAGTCTCACAACCATTTGCTTGTGCTTCTTTGATAAACCAATCTACAAAATCCTCGCAATCTTGGTTATGCGTAGATGAATTGCTTTTAAGACCGAAGTGTATGTCTGTTAGACACGCTACCTTATTGAATAATTGCATTAGTTAAAGTTCTCCTACTTAAAGTATAGCAGGAAACTGTTGTAAAGATCAAGAGTTTTCTTCCTCATCTTCGTCCGGTTCAGATACAACTCCGCCACCTTTAGACTTTCTTGTCTTTTTATACATCTCGGCTTGACGGGCGATCTCCTCGGCAAACTCCTGGCTGTTTTGTCTGGTCATACTAGGAGTTAATCCGGCATTCTCTAACAAGTCATCGCGAATATTTTGACTTTTCTTTTCAAGATTGAGCACTCGAGTAAAGCTATTAGTAACGGCTGCTGTGTAATAGGCAAATGGGTTTTCTGATTTCGATTCGTCAAACTGAAGACCAATCTGACTTAGTTGAAGAATAGCCTGCCCTTTCATTTCTTCTACGTAGGTATATCCTCTCCAATTGCTACGCTGTGCGTAGCGCTCGCTTAGTTTGATAAACATCTTACCTAGATTTTCAGTAATGCGTCCGTGGTCCTTGTTAAACTTACCTTTGTTCACAGTTCCTTGCCAATGACTCTTTCCTACACAGATCAATTCGTCGGTATCGTCGTATTTCCAATGCTGAAATGGGGGGAAGTTTACTTTATCGTGAGCGTCTGCTGTAGTTTTGGTAGTTTTCTTTCTTCCAGGGGACAACGGAACGTGCTCAAATGTCATAATCCTTATAACAATATCTGTCTTTGGTATTTTTTTATAGTCTACTATGAATTCGGCCAGCTTGCTTTTTTTATCTCCGGCCAATCTTGCGGCAGCAAATGCTAATAGCCCGAGACGTTTGGCCCTATTTCGCTTGGCTTCGGCCACTGTCCGTACATTGATTTTATCTAAATTAGTTAGTATTATATCGTGTTGACTGTATTCCGGCTGTGTAAAACTGCTAAAACTGCATTTACTTCTATGTATCTCTGCTAGCAAATCTCTATTGTTTAGGTATTTTACTCTACGTCCAGTGGGTGATGTAATTATGGTCATTTTTTATGACTTCTCCTTTTGTTAAGTATAGCAGGATATATAGCAAAGTCAACCGATTAGTTAACTGTGTATATTATTTATCAGGTAAATACCAAAAAAGGAATTATTCTATGGCAGTCGAATTAACCACCGCAGCCAAAACAGGCCTTGCTGTAACCGCAGGCCTTGCCATCTATAAGGCATTTTTTGCTCCTAAGGCAGGAGCAGTGCCCGATCCAAACGCAAGAACAAGCGTTAGTTGGTCGGGGGAAGAAGATTTTCGAGTTAAGATTAAAGTTCCCGCATCTTATCTCACAGCCTATACCAGCGGAGCAGCAAGCGACGAGTTAGCCACGCTAGGCGGCATCATATTTCCATACACCCCGTCGATAAGCTTTGACAATAGTGCCAATTATTCTAATCAGACTCCTATGCACTCTAACTATACATACTATTCATATAGAAATAGTCAAGTTGGTGCTATTAGTGTTAGTGGAAGGTTTAGCGTAGAAAATAATAAAGATGCTATGATATATCTTAGCACAGTACACTTATTGAAATCTCTAACTAGAATGAAATTTGGTACAGATGCGGATGCCGGAGCCCCGCCACCTGTTTGTAGATTATTTGCCTACGGTGACTATATGTTAAACAATGTTCCGGTTGCGATTTCTAGTTTTAAACAAGAGTTTCCTACTGATGTAGATTATTATAGATTAGATAAAGATGCTAATTTAAATCCATTTGGTCAAAATTTTGTTCCTGTAATTTCAACATTGTCAATAACATTGTTGCCAATGTACAGTAGAGCAGAACAAGCTACTTTTGGAGTCGACTCTTATCTCAACAGCAATGCTCTTCGTAGAAAAGGATTCTTATAATGTCTTATTACAATAAAACAAGCCCTTATTTTTCAACAGGTATAGGTGCTGGCTACTTAAATTTTATTAATTTTAGGACAATAACCAGTTATGCTGATGATATACAATATGAATTGTCTACAAAATATGAACATAGGCCCGACCTGCTAGCACATGATGTATATAATGACTCTAGGTTGTGGTGGGTATTTGCTGTAAGAAATAAAGATAAAATACGAGATCCAATATACGATATGACACCCGGCCTTGTTATATTTTTACCTAAATTAACAACATTGCGTTCTGATCTAGGAATCTAAATGGCAGAAGTAAATCTTATAGAAAACTCTAAATCTAAAAATGTATTACACCATTTTAGATCGCAGACTGCTCTATTTACTATGGCATGTCTACCAGAAACGCTTATGTTAGCTGATCAAGCTTCAATAAATTCTCACATTGATAAGTTTGCTATCGCATCGTCATCAGGTAAACCTCCGAGTCAAGACAATTACGATGCTCAGGTTGCTGCGATTGATGCTCCTGGTAGCGCAAGTTATAATCTCGCCGCCGCTAATCGCACAGCCGAAGCAGCCAACAGTTTTTCGTTTGTAACATCTGACGATGGGAATTATTTAAATTTTTATTTTGATGATGTTGAAGTAGAAACACTTGCTGACTTTAATAACGATACTGGATTTTCTAAAGCTACTAAATTAAGATTTAATATAATAGAACCCTATAGTTTATCGGGATTTTTACAAGCCTTACAATTAGGAGCATTAAAGGCATCTTACGTTAGTTATATATCTGCTCCATATGTCCTCCGTATAAATTTTATGGGATATCCGGATTGGAAAGATGACAGCCAACCGATGCTTATTGAGCCTGCTTCTAGATATTTTATTTTTAGATTCACAGAAGTATCTGTTAAATCGGACGAGTCTGGGACGAAATATTATTGTAAAGCTGTCCCTCTTAACGAATATGCTTTTGGTCAAGCTAATAAACTTTTATCAAACGTAACCGTTGAGGGCGACACTGTGGGGAAAATTCTAGAAGATTTTTTTAATACGATTAATGATCTTTCAAAATACTGTATCGGTTTTCCACCAACTCCGTCTGATACTTACGAAATTCTGTTTCCTACGATTGAAAGCGATGGAACTATTGACGAAAATAAAAAAAATGACATATGGAAGGCACTTGTTGCGGATCCAAAAACTGATAATATAAATTACACATACCTTAACCCCGTAGATGGCCCGCCAACTAAAAAAAATGCCGCTAAAGTAGTGTCGACTATTTTTAACGCTGGAGCAAACATACATGATTGCATAGCCGGTGTAATTCGAGATTCAGAATGGGTGACAAAACACATAATTAAAGATTTAAAAATTGATTCAGCTGGGATGGTGAGTTATTTCAATGTTGTGTGTACAGTAGTTCCCAATGGATGGGATGAAAGATTAGCAAGGCCTAACTACATATATAAATTTAAAGTAATTCCGCATAGAATACACTATTCTAGAATTCCTCAATTTGCTAATAAACTAATCAGTACATCGCAATTAAGAAAACATGTTCGTAGAACATATGAATACCTTTATCAAGGTCAAAATTTAGATGTTCTAAGGTTTGATTTAAATTTCAATTATTTGTATTTCCAAGCGATTGCTCCTAATGCAGGTGTACAAGGAGTTAGTCAAGGATCTTCGGCCGCTGCTTCAACAGATGCTAGCGGTCCTAACACAAAAGAAAATTTTTCTAGTCAGGCATCGATAAGATCTTCTAACGGCAATGTTATAGCTAGCGGAATTGATACAAAACAACTATCTATGGGATTTGCTGGACAAAATACTAGAGCAGGTACTGATAGGGATCCTTATATAACATTGGCAAAAAAATTACATGCTGCTATATTAGAAAACGTGTCTCAAAGTCAATTGGAATTAGAAATATTAGGAGACCCGTACTATCTAAGTCATCAAGGTATGAATAATTTTAAACCTCAGGCAGATAGTTCGGCATTAGGAATGACTAAATCGGGAGATATGGATTTTCAAACAGGCGAAATATACATTGAAATAAAATTTAGAAATCCAGTTGATATAAATCCAACGACTGGATTTATGACATTTTCAAATGATATTACTACATATAGCGGCATATATCGTATAAAAACTGTAGTAAGTAGATTTACAAATGGTATGTTTACGCAGATTTTACAGTTATTAAAAGTAGAAAGGCAAACAGACGACGAATTTGCGCCTAGCTCTGTCGATCCAAAAGGGTATGACACGGCTCTTGGATCGGGAGGAATCTACCAAGACATAGCAGAGCTTAATAAATTGATTTCTGAATCAGTTATCGTTAAAAAATTACCAGGACTTAAGATTAATTAAAATATGTCAATTGAACAAAGAAATTCCTTTAAAATTAATAAACCTGGACCATATCTAGGTATAGTAAAAAATCATTTAGATTCTACTCGTATGGGCGGACTGGAGGTAGAATTGATAAGAGGATACACTGGGAATACAGAAGCTTCAAGCGGGTTGTTAGTTCCTTGTTTTTATCTTAGTCCTTTTTACGGCGTAACCTCTATAGAACATATTGGTGATGCTAGCAAATATAAAAACTTTAAAGATACCCAGCAAAGTTATGGTATGTGGATGGTGCCGCCGGATGTAGGAACTACAGTGATGGTTATCTTCATAGAAGGCGAGTATAATCAAGGATATTGGATGGGATGTGTTCCGGAACTTTTTCAAAATTATATGATACCGGGATTAGCTTATCAAGCCTTATCTAAAGATTGGTTAACTCCCGAAGAGGACAATTTATACGGAACAAATATCCTGCCAGTAGCTGAATATAACAAACGACAAAATAAACAAGATCCAGTAAGCAGTACAGACAGCATACAAAAACCTATACACCCTTTTGCTAAAAAATTAGCAGCTCAGGGTCTTTTAACTGATCCTGTTCGAGGAATTACTTCTAGTTCAGCTAGAAGAGAAACTCCTAGCGCGGTTTTTGGAATTAGCACTCCTGGCCCGTTAGATATAGACGGAAACAGAAAACCTATAAATTATGGAGGACGCTTATCGAACCCGGTACCGGTTAATCGAATGGGCGGCAGCACATTTGTTATGGACGATGGCGCAGTTGATGAAGATGGAGTTATTACTAATGAATTAGTTCGTATTCGTACAAGAACCGGTCATCAAATACTATTACATAATACAGATGATTTAATCTATATAGCTAATAGCAAAGGCACCGCATGGATAGAGCTTACTAGCAATGGCAAGATAGACATATTTGCACAAGATAGTGTAAGCATTCATACAGAAAAAGATTTTAACATACGAGCAGGAAATGATGTCAACATAGAAGCTAAGAACAATGTTAATATACATTCTATAAATGATATAAAGTTACAAGCTGATAATGATCTATCTATATTGATACTCAACAACGCCAAAATAACAGCAAAGACTGAATTATTTCTAAACAGTATAGGAACGGTTTCTATATTTGGCCAAACCAGTGTTAAAACCACATCGAAAACAATTCATAATCTAGGTGCCGAGGGCATTAGAAATACTTCCAAGAAGATTTACAATAACAGTCCAGGTACTGCTGCAGAACAAGCTGGAACCTCTTTAGCCTCTTCCCTAGAACAGTATGTATTGCCAATGCGTAGCGAATCCGCAGGGTGGGCAAATAAAATCTACTATAAAAACGGTACGATAACGACCACGATTCCTAGGGTGCCGACACACGAGCCATGGCCACTACACGAAAATAAAGTTTAAGGACCAGTTAAATAATATCATGCCATACGTAGGAAAAGTAATTAATCCAGTTCAATATAATGAACGTCATACTGTAAAAAAGAATCAATTTTACAAAGGATTTAGCACGGTCGATCCGTCGCGGTCAGATTCGAGATTATATGATTACGAATTGTTAAAACAAGACCTATTTAATCAATTTAACATAAGAAAAAATGAAAAAGTTATGGACCCAAATTTTGGAACAGTTATTTGGGATTTATTATTTGAGCCGTTTACAGAAAGTGTTAAATCTCAAATTATTGATGATGTAACTCGAATAGTTTCTGGAGATCCTAGAGTTCAAACACTTTCTGCTAGTATTGTAGAGCAAGATTATGGAATATTATTAGAAGTGACTCTGATCTTTAAAGATTCAAATCAGTCAGAAAATTTAAAATTTAGCTTCAATAAAACAAATGGATTAACTACGGTATAATAAACTGCTAGGTTTATTAATCCAATAAATACGCTATCAATATATTGAATAGCCATGATACCATCCACAACAAATAAACTACTGATTTCTGAAGATTGGAGAAAAATCTACCAGAGCTACCGAAACGCTGACTTTAAGAGTTATGATTTTGATACTCTAAGAAGGACAATGATATCGTATCTTCAAGAGAATTATCCTGAAGATTTTAATGATTATATAGACAGCAGTGAGTATATTGCTCTTATTGATTTAATAGCTTATCTAGGACAAAACCTTAGTTTTCGTGTTGATTTAAACGCCAGAGAAAACTTTTTAGAAACAGCAGAGCGAAGAGATAGCGTATTAAGATTGGCTAGACTTATTAGTTATAACGCCAAGCGCAATGGCGCCGCTAACGGATTTTTAAAGATATTATCGATCTCTACAACAGACAATGTGACAGATGCTAACGGAATTAACTTAGCCAATCAAACTGTGGCATGGAATGACCCTACTAATAGTAATTGGTATCAACAATTTATATCAATAATCAACAGTGCCATGCCATCTAGTTCTATTTTTGGGAGGCCATACGATTCTGGGATTATAGGCGGAATCGCTCACGAACAATATAGAATGAACAGTTCTACATCGGGCATTCCTGTGTACGGTTTCAGCAGTAGCGTAAATGGCATCAATATGAATTTTGAAATAGTGTCTAGCCTATTTTCAAATAGTGCCTACGTATATGAAGAACCGCCTCGACCCGGTAATAAATTTAGTTTTATTTTTAAGAATGATAATAGGGGAAACGGTTCAGCCAATACCGGATTTTTTATGCACTTTAGACAAGGTGCGATAACCTCAGTTCCTTTTACTATAGATAGAGCAGTTCCTAATGAGATTATTTCTATTAACTCACCCGACATTAATGATACAGATGTATGGTTATGGCAGCTAACTCCGCTAGGCGAGTATGACACCGCGTGGACAAAAGTATCCGATTTAATAGGCAATAATGTAATATATAATAGTCTAGAAAAAGATGTTAAAAATATCTATTCAGTAATGACTAGGGAAAATGACCAAATTGATTTAAATTTTAGTGACGGAAGTTTTGGAAATCTTCCTAAGGGACAATTTGTTCTTTATTATAGACAAAGTAACGGAACTTACTACAGTATACGCCCTGATCAGCTATCAAATATAAGAGTGAGCATTCCTTACCTAAATAAAGCAGGACAAGATGCTACTATAACAATTTCAGCGAGCTTGCAAGAAACAGTTAGCAATTCTACAGAATCCGAATCAAATGCTGATATTAAAACTAAAGCTCCTCAGAATTACTATCTACAGAATAGGATGATTACCGGAGAAGATTATAATATTGCTCCATTGACAGTCGGGAATGATATATTAAAAATTAAAAGCATCAACCGAATGTCTAGTGGGATTAGCAAATATTTTGAATTATCCGACGTAAGCGGAAAATATAGTAATACAAATATATTCGCCGACGACGGCATACTTTACAAGCAATATCCTGATAATAGTTTTGAATTTAATTTTGTCAATCAAAATGATATTTTAGGTGTTATTAAAAATCAATTGGCTCCTATAGTGGATTCTTACGAGATGAGAAGTTTTTATCTTGACAAGTATTCTTATATATCGGTTACAGATGCGCTGTTTTCTTGGAACCGGGCACAAAAAACTACTAATCAAAATAATGGATATTTTCAATTAAATTCTATACCTGCTACTTTAGGTAGTTACACTGAATATACTTTAAAAAATATAACTCCTGGTGCGATGATCAAATTTGTTCCTCCAGACGGCTCTTATTTTTTACCTAATAATGAACTCACGGATATGGAGGATGTTGTTACCAAAAAATATATATGGGTTAAAGTAGTTTCTGTGAACGGCGACGGAACTAACAATGGTATTGGTCTTTTAGACACAGGCGTTGGTCCGGTGGTGTTGACCGGAAATGTGCCAACTGGCGCTATTATTGATTCTATAATACCCAGATTTGCCAGTGTATTAGGAATCGGGATAGAATCGGCCATAATCAATAATTGTCTAAGTAAGAAAAATCTAGGATTAGGATTTGATAATCAAACAAGAACTTGGTATGTTATAACTGCTAGTAACTTAGATCTAAATACACCGTTTACTTTATTTTTTCAAAGAGATATTACTAATGTTGGAAAAGATAACAGCTGGTTAATCTCGTTTGAATGGACAGGCAGAAACTATAAAGTTAGATATAAGATACTAGAGTATATTTTTGAAAGCGAAAAAGAAACAGCATTTTTTGTTGATAAATCAAAGAAAAATTATGATTTTGTAAACGACACTGTTATTAAAGATCAGATAAAAGTATTATCTATCAATCAATTTTTGTCTCCTGATATAACAACAACAAAAATTTCGTATCTAACTACAATCACTACCGCTACTGTATATAATACCAACACAGTTATCAAGAGTTTTGTTAACATTAATACCGTTACAAGCATCAGTACGGTAACAACATCTACAACAATATTTCCTAAAATTATTACATTACAATTACAACAACAGGCTAATTCTTTTACAAATTTTCTTATTTTTAATTCTATAGGTGCTATTACAACCGGCTCTTATCTAGCCGTACATCCTTTTATTAATAGCGGTACACAATATACTACCGGGACATCTTTGACTACTGGAACTTCTGGAACTTACGTCTTGTTGGCATCTACACTTTCTCAGAGTATATCTGTAGGATCGGTTGTAATATTTGTACCTACAACAGTTACTAACACTACTACATCAATAATAATCACCACGGCAACTAATACCAATACTAATATTAGCACCACTACATTTATTAATACTCTCACGTTTATCAATACATTTACCTTTGTTAATACTTTTACATTTACACCAGCATCAGCAGTTCAAAATTACAGCCTAGCAAAAGATTATCAATGGCAAATTGATAGCGCAGTTATTGAATCTGATGGATACGTTAATCCTAAAAAGGTAAAAGTTAGCTTCTTTGATTTCGATGATGATGGCCAATTAGACGATCCTGATTCGTTTACTAATATCGTTTCGCCTGCATTTACCAGCAGCCAGACTACATATCTCAGCGAGTATGTTTATTTTAAATTATTGCCAGATGGTCTTCGATATCAATTAGCTACTGAAAATATAGCAGCATACCCTAATGAAGATTCTATAGATTCTCCTGCAGACGGACAGTTATATTATTTTTATGATTCTGCTATAGATGTAGTTAAAAGTTGGTCTTCTTCTCTTAATGAATATACATTGGCTCCTGACTATTATGCTCGTTCCGGAAGAAAGAATATTAAATTCCAGTATATACATAACAGTGCACAAGAGCGCAGAATAGATCCTGCTAAAACAAATTTGATAGAAATATATTTGTTAACAAAAACATATGATACTGAATACAGGAATTGGTTAGCAACTAGATCAGGGCCAGCGCCTATTGCTCCTACCAGTCAATATTTAGAAGAAAGTTTCAGTTATTCGTTGGAACCTATAAAAAGCATCAGCGATGAATTAGTATTCCAACCCACGAGCTATAAAGTTTTATTTGGAGATATAGCAAATACATCGCTTCAGGCTACCTTCAAGGCTGTCAGAAATAGCACAAAGACTGCTAGCGACAATGATATAAAAACTAGAATATTAATGGCTATAGAAGATTTTTTCAATATCAACAATTGGGATTTTGGACAGAGTTTTTATTTTAGTGAATTATCAACTTATATTATGAATAGATTGACCCCCGACATTACTAATTTTGTAATTGTTCCAAAAGTAACTGGAAGTTTTGGAAGTCTATATGAAATTACCTGTCAAAGCAATGAAATTTTTATCAGTGGTGCTACGGTGAATGACATTGAAATAATAGATTCTATAACAGCATCTCAACTAAGATCTATTTCTTCTGTTGTAACTAACGCAACAGGAGGTTAAAAAATATGAAAAAGAATTCAGTAAATTTATTACCGGCTTTTTTTAGAACTACTAAAAATAATAAATTTTTATCAAGCACGATTGATCAACTGATCGAAACTCCGTCATTAGAAAGGCTTGATGGGTATTTTGGTAATGTTTTTAGTAACAATTTTAATCCTCTTCAAGATCAGTATATTAACACTGATGACACACTGCGAGCCAAATATCAATTAGAACCTTCTTTAGTTATAAAAGAGTTAGATGCCTCTATTAAAAAAGCATATGCGTTTGATGATTTAATAAATCAATTGTCATTTTATGGTAGCAATGTAGCTAATCTCAATAGAACATTTAAACCAGAATTCTATAGTTATGATCCTAACATTGATTGGGACAAGTTAATAAATTACAATCAATATTATTGGCTTCCTAATGGTCCTAGTGCTGTTAATATTACAGGAACACAACGAGAAATTACAAGCACTTATTCGGTAACAGATAGTGCTGACGGTAATTATTTTATTTTTTCTGGCAATGAATTAACACCCGATCCTCAGATAACTTTATATAGAGGTGTTACGTATGTTTTTAATGTCACAAGTAAAAATAAATTTTATATTAAAGATGTTATAGGGTATGGTCCGACCAATCAATATAACGATAATGTAATAGGAAATGGAACATCTGATGGCCAGGTAATATTTACAGTTGGATATAGAACACCTAGTTTGCTTTATTATGCTGCCGACACGAATCAAATAGCAGGCGGGGAATTTATAATAAAATCCATAGAAGATAATAGTTTCATAAATGTTGAAAATGAAATCTTAGGAAAAGTAAGCTATACATCAAGCAACGGTGTAGAATTTATTAATGGTATAAAAGTTACATTTGGCGGTGACGTTACCCCAAGTGAATATAGGAATAAAGAATTTATTGTAGAAGGCGTTGGTGAATGGATAAAATTAATAGATTTTTCTCTCTTAGAAACTCCGGAGTATATAGCTACTGAATACGAAGTGAACTTTGACGAAGAAAATTTTGATAATTTTCCATTTGATAATTTTAAAAATTCTCCAGTAACTCCGTCTTACATTACTATTAATCGATCTAGTAAGGACAGAAATCCTTGGACAAGATATAATCGTTGGTTCCACGCCGATGTTATTAGTAAATTAGCAAAAGCAAATGGACAAGATCCGATATTTCCGATTTCTAATAGAGCAAAACGTCCTATTATTGAATTTAAAGCAGATTTGCAATTATTTAATTTTGGAAATAACGCCATAACGGACGTAGATCTACTTGATACAGTTACTACA